TTTTTATATTCTTCAAGAATATTTTCTAAGGGAGCACATACATTAATAATTTTATCATAACCAATTAAAAATGAATTATCTTTTGAAAAATACTTCCATGGTGAAAACACTACCAAAGATGAACTTGCTTCTCCCTTTCTAGATATTGTAAATGGATATACCATATTATAACACACTTGTTGTTCAACGCCATCTTTTTCTTGAACATAATCTTTTAGATTAGCGATCACCTCTTCTCCCGATACTAACGTGAGAATAACGATATTCAATTCATTTTCATTCATAATTCAGTTAAACATTGTTATTTTTTATTTTTTCTAGTAATGCATCTAATTCTGATTGAGTAGTAGGATATTCTTCATCTGGCACGTTTTCAAGAAGTACGGGTTTAGATGAGAAGATTTCATCAGGATTCTTGATCTTATAGTTAGATGCTATTGTCATTACAATTCTCTTAGCATACTCGTTATATGTACTTTTGTCAAATTTTCCAAATTGAAAATCTGTCTCTAAATATTCTCCTTCATTAACTTTATTATTATTAATATCTACTTGATCAATCCAAATTTTATAATATAGTGGATTCATTGGAAACTTAACATCATCTGCATCTTGACCATCGTAATCTTGTGGTAATGATCTTAACTTAGCTCTGTACTTAGTCCACATTGCTTTTGTATCTGTATCAAGTACAGCATCAGGCATCTGTGTCCAATCACTGTCTGTAAGGAGAAAGTTTCTAATCATTCTAAGACCTTCCCAAGATACCTTGTTCCATCTACCATACTCATTGTATAGTTTTTCTTGAATAATCTCTTGTTCAGTATCTTGATATTCAAAGTATTTCTCTTTGATAGTTTCAGCAATTTGTGCTACTTCTGACTCAGTAGGCTCTACCCATGAATATGTCTTCCATGCTCTTTCTTTAGTTGCACGATCATATACATATTTTTTCTTTTCAATACCATATGACCCATCACTGAAGTAATTCAAGTGAATCAAACGATCTTTGTCAGATGTCCAAAATGGATACAAAACATTTTGGATATTGTTATTCCAATAATCCTCCTCAATAAATTGAGTCTTTCCATTAACAATAATCATTCTTTCTAGTGCATTCAATTGCACTACTACACGTATGTCTGCCATTTGATTAAGGGATTTTGATGAACCAACCTGTCGCTATATATTTATCATGGGTAAAGACAGTGTTTCCACGATGAACGTGTGTCATCCCTGCTGGCCAGATCAATAATGTACCTGTTTGTGGTTTATATCTCTTCTTTTGATACATGAATTCTGTCTCTGCTTCACCATCTGGCATATCATTTAAGTATACCATCCATGCTAACTCTCTATTTGCTGCTCTAAAACTAGAGTTCTCATAATGCCAAGTATGATAACCACCTCCAACTGGAGTTTTCTGCACTTTCAAACCAATTGATGCTAGTTTAACTTTACTGATATGATCATACTCTTGCTTATAATTCTCAAGTGCAGAATTTAGATATTTATAGAAATGTGCAGACAATCCCATATCAATATCATCATACATCATACTAATATCATGACGTGCTAGTTTTTTCTGTGGCATTTGTTCTTTGCCATATTGTAACACGTAATCTGGATTAATTTTTATTTGATTTTCAAAATTAGATATAATTGTATTGCATATTTCATGATGTACAAATCTTCTATACACACCTATGAAATCTTCAAATTTCCCTTCTAATCTATCAGGATCAATTATTAATCCACTCTCACTAGCTTCTAACATTAATATGCTCTGATCATATACTTAACTAAATGATACCTTGTTAACAGCGGAATGTCAATGTTTGGTTGTAATGTAGAATCAACATTTAATTTAACAGCAGACGATAGAGTAAATGTTCCTTCATTTACTTCAAGACCAGCAGAGTTGATTGGATCTCCCTGTGGTTCAATACGCTCGGTAACAAATTCAATTCCTAAATCAGTTCTACCAGAAGGAAATGATGTTACTGTTGTCTCTATTTCTTCATGAGAAAATGCAACGTAATCAATACCATAATTGTCGTTATTAGGATTTCCAGCACTAAATCTTGTTTGTCTTATTTCTATAACTAAATTAGGCACTTGATATACTGTTGGAATAGGAATGTCAACTAAAGTCCAAGTTGTAGGACCTGTGGAAGCAGATATTGTACCAATCTTATTAAAACTAGTAGCATTATCATTACTAGCAAATAATTCTAATGGTTCATTTGGTTGCTCTCCACCATTAGAACCGTTACCACGAATAACTCTAATTCTAACCGCAGTCATAGCTGCTCCTTTAGCATTAGTACTAGATGCATCTACTGAAATAGATCTTACATATCTAACAGCTTCATTTCCAAAAAATCTAAGATATTGCTCACCATCAGGAGCAAGGAATCCACCATTTACACCAGATCCAGTTCCAGACTGAACGTAATCAACACTAGGACTTGCACTATCAAAAAGTCCAGAAGTGGTTGAAGTAGTTGTTCCACCATCAGTAGTTTCTGTTATTTCATAACCAAGATAAGCATTTCCAGCATTACCACCTTGACTGCCACCATTACCAACAACTAATGTTCCAGCGTTGATATTATCTGCATCAAATTGAAATACCAAATAATTTCCTGATCCACCACCACCTCCACCATCACCATAGAATGTTGTATTTTCTTCAACTTCTATCTCAACAGAACCTGCAGTACCAGATACCTGTTGTCCTAAACCTGCAATACCACCATTACCTGCATCACCAGCACTTATAAGTGATGCTGTAGCTCCTGCACCACTTCCTCTATATGCACTTTGTCCTCTTCCAGCACCAAAACCATCTCTAACTGCATTAGAACCGTTTCCTGCACCAGAACCACCACCAGCGTTGTTAGTGATACCGATACCACCTCCACCGCCTCCTCCGCCACCACCAGTACAGACGGAGTTTTGTCCAACATTACCAGATCCAGAGAAGAGGTTGTTTAAATTTTGTGCACCATCATTGCTACCATTTGGTTGTCCATTTTGAGAGGATGCTTGGTTGGAATCACCAGCAGCACCACCACCGCCACCTCCACCAGCTCCTGCAACCATCTGACCAGGTATTCCAACAGCGGAAGAGGAACCTCCAGCTCCACCTCCTCCACCACCAGTTCCTGACCCACCATTACCACCTTGTGAGAAACCACTATTTGACTTTTGACCAGGATTTCTACCACTACCTGCGGATCCACCGCCACCAACATATATGTTTAATGGATCACCAGGTTGCACACCTAAAATATTTACAGTGATGCTTTTACCATCACCACCGCTTCCTGCCCACCAGTTTGCACCACCATCACCAGTACCACCTGATCCACCGCCACCACCTTTAATGATCGCTTTTACACTACTAAGTGGCCAAGTGCTTGGTAATACGTACTGAGTGGGAGATAAACTTGGTGTGGTATATGTGGTAGTTATCGTATTTGATCCCTCAAATAAAGTTCTGGCACCATCTCCACCAGCACCTCCAACGAGTACTGAGGTTCCACCGCTACCACCTATAACAGGACCTCCATCGCTACCAGGATTACCTTCTGTATAGGTTTTAATTTCAATGGGCAATCCAGCCACAGTGTATGTTCCTGTTGCAGTAACATTTGTTGCACCACCTCCTCCACTGACAATTCTTGCCTGTCCACCAGCACCACCAGCACCACCAGAATTACCAGTAGCACCACCGTTTCCACCATCTGCTACAATTTGTATTTGAGTTCCATTATAATTAAACTCATAGTAAGTGTCACCACCATTTTGACCAGCTACAGTTGTGGTGCCTCCACCTCCGCCAGCACCAGTCAATCTTCCATAAACACCTGTTGCGTCTTGCTCTATAGTTGGAGCTGGAACTGTGTAACTGCCAGGAACATCTTGTTGTATAACAGCTTCTACTGTAGTTGATTCTCCGCCTGGTAGTTGAATTGTTTTACCACCAATTGAATATGAGTTATCAATATCATATACAGTATCTGCTGGTTGTTGAATAACTGTTGTCGTATCTGATGGCAAATTTCCTGCAATTTTATATCCCATTTCCAATACAATATTTTGACCACCACTACCATTAGTTGATGCTTCTAATGCTTGACCTAATCTAGACTTGTATTTTGTCTGTGCTACGTAAAAATTATCATCATCAATTCTGATTATATACCACTCTGAATTTTGTGCTAGTGGAACAAGATTACCATCTACAGAGAATGTACATGGAGTTGATTGATCGTTTGATCTTACCCTAATTTTATATCCAGTGGTCAATTTATGACTAGGAATGTTAAATACTGCACCTGTAGAATCAGCACTAATATTTGATGCAGTAATAGTTGAGACTGCTACTTCACCAATACCACTTGTGTTACCAAACGTAGAAAGTGATGGATCAGTAACAATGTAGTCTACTACACCATGAGTATGAAATAGTGGCACTCCTTGATTTGGTATAAAGAATTGAACTTGTCCAACATCATCTTTGTAACTAGCAAGATATTGATCAATAGCTTGTCCTGTTCCTTCAAATGGTGTTGTTGATATTGCTTGAGATGTTAATATAGCATGATCATGTTCAGGAACTGCTGATATTATCTTTTCTTGCAAAGGACCTATCTGTAAAGTTATCTCACCTTTTAAAGTTCCACCAACAAACTCAGTTATATTTGGATATCCAGTTATTACAATGTTTCCAATATCAAATAGTGCTTCTTGTTGTGTTTTTGAGAAAAACCATCTACCACCTGTTGCACCAACAGTAGAAATAACGTTACCTGATACTGGAGATCCACCACCACTGATACCACCACCAGCACCAACAATTTTTCTACCTTTATAATCAGGAACATTAAACGTGATACCAGAAGAGGATCCAAAATCCTCTGGAGAATAAGATCCACCAAGTCCACCATACTTGTTTTCAATTACTTCATATAATAATGGATAATCCTCTACATTATATTCAGATCCATCGCAATATAACCAACCTTCATACTGCATTTCTGGTTCACTAGCACTTCTATTATCCGTAGTTACAATTTCAACTCTTGCTGTTCCACTACTGCCAGGTTGAGAGATATAAACTACATCTCCATCTTTATAACCATAGCCAGGATTTTTAATAGTAACGAACTTAACACTACCATCAGGTGCTGGAGGTTCATTTAAGTATGCCACTATACCAACTCTCAATCCAAATCCAGTGCTTGACGCTACACTAATTGTTCCATTAGAACCAACATCAGTAATATTATAATATTTACCTGCAAGAATATCACCATTACTTCTGGCAAGTCTAATGTTATTTGAATCAACATAATCAACTAAAAATGTGAATCCCTTATCCATCTCAACACCACCTACACCGCCTGGTGATAGGTTTGCTGTTGCACTTGCACTTGTACCACCTCCACCAGTTAATGTAACTTGAGGAAATTGATATCCAGAACCACCATTGTTAACAGTAATTTCAGTTACCTCTCCTGTGGTAGTATCAATTACTGCAGAGAACTCACCAGTCGTTAGAGGACCGCTACCATTATCAGTTACTTGTACAAGTGGTGCTGACGTATAACCACTACCACCATTATCAATTGTAAAAGATTGAATAGATGCTCCTAATTTACACTGATTTGGAGCTTGAGTTGTTGTAGTTATTGATAACTTATCACCTTGAATAAAAGGATGACTTGGTAGATTAATATAATCCGTTGCTACTGCAAATGCTGTTGCTGGAATGTCATATGATATTGGAATTGTAGGAAAACCAGGTGGATCTAGATCAGTAACATATCCACTTCCACCACCAACACCAGTAGCAACTTGTCCTAAATTTAATACAACACCATTATCTGTAACTTTATCATCATTTGCCTTAAAAACAGGCACAATAGAACCAATTGGCATAGTGGAGTTGCCAAATGTCGCTTTATCTGTAAGAAAGTTAGAACGTATGTTTCTTGTTGACATTTTAGGTTTTAATTAGGTAATCTACCATAACAAAGGGAGAGATTAAACTATCAATTTTTGTGTCAGTCTCTGCTTGAATAGAAATAGAAGCACTCATTCCATCAGTAGAGATAAATGTCTCTGGTATATCTAGCTCATAATTTGTGAGTCCAGTTGTGTAATCAATAGTATGCTGATGTCGCGTAGGATCGTCCTCATAATTAAATGCATCTGTACTTTCAATAATGTTTGCAACTTGAGGATATGCTATAGTGTCACTATTAGAAGAAAAAGTATCTACTGGTAGAACATTATGTAACGATTGATTGTGAGTATAAGCTGCAGCATCATTTATATTAACAAAAGTTGTAGAAGTGATCTTTAAACTAACTCCTCCATTACCAGTAGAGGGTGCACTACTAATATTTTTTCCTTGAACATCAGGAAAAGTTACAACATCACCTACTAGATAATTCTGACCAACATCAACAATTCCAACAATTTTATATCTTGAATTGCTTGGAATACCGCCAACACCTGGCCATGGTTCAAATCTTACAAAAACTCTAAGTCCAGTTCCACTTCCACCAACTAAATCAACCTCCTGTTGAGCAAAATCATCTAAACCAGTCCATATAGTAGAACCACCAAAAGCTGTGTACGCCCATTGTCCAGTTCCTTTAGTGTAATATCCAACTCCTGTGTAATTTGTTGATTCTTCAAAACTTTCGTATAGTTCAAATGCTTGTACAGCTCCACTAGCACCAGCTGCACTAGTAGGGATATTATCACTACCAACGCCATTAGCACCTTGAATGTAGTTTGGATTTAATGTTTCACTTGTAGAAGGAGGGTTAAGGGGTCGTTGTCCTAAAAGTGGAGGATATTGATAACTTTGCCCTTCTGGAGTAGTATCAACAACAATTTGTCTACCATCAGGAATTATACAACTACGGATAAAGTCAAGACATCCACTTTTGCAAATACCAAAATATTCAAATGATGTTGAACCAAAACCACCACCTTCAATATAAGTTCCAGTTTCCCATTTTACTTGCTGTGCATAATGTTTACATGCAGGTTGTCTTCCGTTATCACCAGAATCAGTAGCATCAAACCAATTTACTACACCGATTGTAGATGCATTTGTGAAAAAATTAAACTCAAATATAGCGTTACCTGTACTTCTTATAGTTCTAGATCTAAATGTTGTAGTGTAATGCATAT